TGACGTGGGTGTAGATATGCAGCATATAGCTCACCGATACGAGGCAAAGCCTTGTTGGTGCGTAGAGTTACTACAGCGTTGCGGATATCCGCAGTTGTAATTGTATCTACTGGAAGCACTGCACTAGATGCTGTTGGAACTGTTCCTGATGGACCGTTTGCATAAATTACTTGGGTTCCAGCACAAAGAACTTGACCAACAACATTGTCAATGCTGTCTGCTGCGTTGTAAGCGATGATGTCAGCAAGAGCTGAATCTACATCGTTAAATGAAGTTAGGTTTAACTTCTTGGTTGTTGAAACGGCTGAGCCGTATTCAGCAAGGGTTACAGTAACCTGTGATGGGTTACCTAAAGCGATTGAGGAAACATCGGTTGATTCTGTCAACGTAGATGTAGCTTGTGCTAAATCTGAATAGATTGAGAATACAACTGATGATCCTGGCATCGCCTGTTGAACTGGTTTAACATCGGCAAGTGAGCGCATAACAGGAATGGAACGAAGTGCCATTCTTACATACTGATCGTATGCTGCTGTGACTAAATTGCTAATGCTGGATGTAGTGGTTAAACTACCGCCTGGAATTGCCATTGGGCATTACCTTTCATTAGGATTGGATTAGAGTCCAGATCCCTTAATGATTGCATCTAACTCTTCGCGAGTATTAGCGTTCATAAGTTTTTTCATAATATCGTCATTGTGCTCAGGTGTAATCCCTTGCTCAACAGTATTAGTCATCCTCTTGTACGCTGCCGCTTGAGCAGGATCAACATTAGGTTTCTGGGGTACTTCTTCGGTTTGAAGACCAAACACATCTGCGTTTGCTTCTAACCATTTTGATACAGACTCCTCAGTTGGGTCTATATCCTGCGGAATAAAAGAAGAAATCTTCTGATTTACCCCGCGACTTGCGAGGGCTTCTTTGATTGCTCGTTCTCTTTGCGCTTTATTTAAAGATTCAAAGTTAGCTTTAAGATCTGCCAACTCTTTATCTTTTGCTTTATTAGCCTTGCGTAGTTGTTTAACGAGATCATTGCTTAATGACTCAACACTTGTGTCGGTCTCGTCATCATCCTCGTAGTCATAGTTGGACATAGTCCATCTCCCATTCGTTGTAGTTGTCGTAGACCTCATACAGTTTGGGGATTCCTGTATGGCTTCTACTACCGGTTTTGTTATCACTCCATCAGACCGGTGGTCCTGATGGCAGGCTTAGTTAGTAAGAGCCAGCTCTATTTTGGCTCAGTGCTCCGCTTGAAACTCCAGTTTGTCCACCGAAGGTGGCCTTCTCTAGTCCGATAATCTTCTTACGCTTTTCTCCTGCTTGGGTTTGTCCTGGTAAATTAAATACTTCTTCTTCAGCTACTGCCTGATTATAGTCTGGTTGTTGATAGATAGATGATAATTGTCTACCTCGCTCAAGACCGCCACCAATAGCACCATAACCTGCTCTAGCAGATTCAGCAGTTACGCCATAACTGGCAAGTTGTTCTGCTCTAGCAGCAGATGTATCTAATTTAGAACCAATTGCAGCGCCACCTATTTCAGCAGCTAATACTTTCTTTTGAATGTTTGCTAATCCTTGTGCTGGATCTAGAGTATAGGCAAGAATATCGCCATCCTTAATATCAGGATAGAATTGCTTTAACGCTTCTTTAACCTGTGGTGCTGCATCAATAACTCTCTTTTGTGCAATAGATATACGATCCTCTAACTCAGAGGCAGATACATCTCCTGCAATAAACTTCTCAAATCCTGCTTGTTTACCAGTAGCATCTTTAGTGTAATAGGTTGCAGGTAATCCATAATTACGCATTACATTCTGGTATTGATCTTCTAGAGTTACATACTCAGCCTCTGACAAGGCTCTCAACCCATTATTAATACGATCTTTATTAGCAGCAAAGCGAGCTTGATATGCTTTAGTTTGACGTAAGGCTAAGGTCAACGATGCTTCATCAGCACCAGTTACTATAAGATCCTTTACATCATCTAGTAAAGTGCCTAGACCATATCTGTTAAACTCTGCAAGTAATAGGTCATAAGCAGATTGTCCTGCACGGCGCTTCTTTTCTGCTTCAATGGCAGCATCTTGTTGTCTTTGATAAGCTCGTTCATTCTCTCTTATTTGCTCATCAGTTAAAGTAGTTGTAGTAGATCCACTACTACCTGCTGTAGTGGTGGTTACGGGACCACCAGTCTTAGGATCAATACCATATTTTTCTTGTAATGGTTTTAATTCTTCTACTAATTTTTGAGTAGAAGTAGCAATCCTCGCATCAATCTGCGCTTTAGTTTCAGTAGGTTTTTTAGTTTCTTTTTTAGTTTCTTTTTTGGGTGCTTGAAATAAAGGATTGCCTGAACCGTATACAAAGTTAGTAGACATAGTTAGGCCTGAAATCCAAAGTCCCTAAGGACTTTAAGTGCGACATTAGAAACATCCCTCTTTGCGTTGTCTGTATATTGCCAGCGATAATCTTTGCGTAGATTTTTTTCAAAGTCATAGATAGGCATTTCCTTATCGGGTCCAATAGCAGATCTTAGAGTTGGATCCTTTAGATCTATTGATTCAGGGTTTAGTTCTAGTATAGATGCCATAAGGTTTTTATAAGGTGAGTAAACAGTATCAAGATCTATGCCTTGTGCTAGTAACTTCTGTACCTTCTCAGGCATACCGAGTCCTGCAATACCGCGAATCTCATTATCAATAATCTTTATATCTGTACCATCTTGGACTCTTTTAGCAAAGGAATCAATTTGAGTTTGATTTAAAGATATACCATTAGCCTTAGCGGTACCTAATATAGATTGAGTAGTAAGAGATAACTTATCTGTTTTTTTCTTAGCAAACTCTGGAAGTTTTTGAATTTCAACAGTTAAAAATTCTAAAGGATTTCCAAGTCCACCAGTAGTAACACCATTGACAGTTTTTTTAGGACTCTTTTTTTCTGCTGTTTGAAGTGCTTTACTATATTTTGATATTTCAGCAGCAGTTGGATCTCTCTGGAGAACAGATTTAAACACACTTCTTACATAACCGGCAGCTTCAGTAGGATCTGAAACATTCACAGTTGGCACTGTTGCGCCACCTGATCTGTATGTACCCTCATTACCAGCAGTTATTAAAAATTCTGCAAATGGTATATCTTTGTTATAGTCTAAAGAACGTACATAGTTATCTGAAAGAGCTGTAACATAAGCAGATTTTAATTCTTTAGAGTATTTACCATCTATTGGTAGGTTTAAATTATAGGCTTTATTTAAATCTTTTGCTAAAACTATTCTTTGAGTACCATCCATTGCTGCAATTCTTTGACCAGCAACAGCTACCTGCTCACTATATTGAGTTTGTATTTTATTTGTAAGATCTGTTTGTTCTTTAGATTGATTAGGGGTTGATTCTTTTGTTTTATCTTTAGGTTTTTTTGTTTCAACTACAGGTTCTACATATGGCTTAGGATTCTTTAAATTTTCTTTAAGTGCATTAATAGATGTTTGAATAGAATCTAGAGCATCTTGATTAGGGGCAGATTTTTTTGATTCTTCTAACCTAGCAATAGAATCTGTAATTCCAGAGGTAGATATACCAATATAATTTTTCTTAAAATATGCTGTAGCGTTTGCGACAAGTTTATTATAAGTATTTTGTGCTGTAGTTTGGATTCTTTGAAGTTCTGCTAAAACATCTGGCGTAACATTACGAGCACCGGTAAGTGATTTAGTAGCTTCACTAAGGATCTTCTTAGCCTCTTTAACACTAGGATCATTATTTAAATAATCCTGTAATGTTATATCTGTTGCCATCTATTTACTCTCCTAGTAATCTACTAAATATGGACATATATGCTGTCAATGTATTTTCATTAAAGGTAGATAGATTTTTTATTTTACTTAGAGTTCCACTTTTTACCAAGTCTATAACTTCTCTATCGCCACCAGTTAATTCAAATATTTCTTTTTGTTTTACATAACCATCATAAGCCTTAACCATTTGCCTTAAAACATCTTGGGTTTCAGGCCTAATGTTTGAGAACTTAGGATCATCTAACATTTTAGATAGATCATCTAACGCTCTAACTCTTTCTACTGCTCTTTCTCTGCCCTTGCCTAGATATTCTTCTAGCATCGGGCGACCTGCCATATAAGTATCTTTCCAAGTGTTATATTGTTGGCGGAATATTTTTCTTATTTGAGGATCAGCAATATTAGACAGTGTTGCATCAAGTTTGTTTTTTCTTTCATAATATATCTCAGCATCTGCTGCCGCTTGTACTTGCACTAAATGATCTTCTACTCTTTTGTTCTCTCTAAGGCCCATAGTCTTCATAGTTCTATAAGCATCGTAGGAGAAAGCACCCTCATTAGGTATTAAGAAAGCAGCGCCCTCTTTATAGGTATTAAATAACTCTTGGTTATCTTCTACGAATTTACCAGAATCTTCTGCTGACTGAAAGATAGCTACAGTTTTACGATCTGATTCAGACACTGTATATGGAACTTGGTTAGGATATAGTTCTACCCATTTTGCCATTGCAATATCTTTATCAAAGTTATTCTTTTCGTATAACTTATACCATACTTCTTTCCAATTTGATTTACCAGAATCTTTAATCCATTCAGCCATCTCTGATTTAAGTTCAGTTTGGACTGAAGCTGGCGCAAAGAAACCAAATGTAAATCTAAGAGCAAGGACAGATAAGGTAGCGTTCTTTAATCTCTCCCTATATGCTTCTCTTTCGGCAATAGAAGGTGCTATTAAGTTACCGCTTGCATCTAACTTTTTTGGTAAACCATTGCCAGATGCCTCTAAGTATGTAACTGCTTTACGATAAGCAGAGGCGTATTGGGAATCTCTGTCATCTTGACTCATTAGAGCAAGCCCTCTATTAACGTGTGCTGGCATTAACCTAGATAGGAATGGTTGATTTACTGCATACTTACCTAACACCATACCTGTTATGGTATCTACGTTTTGCTGTGAACCTTGGAAAGGTAATGAAATAAGATTACCTAATGTTGTTACAGAAAGAGCCGCTAATGGTCCAGAGAATGTTGGAAGAATTGAATCTGGATTTAAAGATGGTGTTAACATCTTTACAGATCCACCAAATTGTACTGGAAATGGAACCTTAAAGTCTTGTGGTATTCCCATTCCTGCTAATGCAGTCTGCATTATTCTGTATCCAGGAGCCATCATAGGATAAACAAAATAAGCATCACCGTTTTCATCTTTTTGAATAAATCCATTATGATCTATTCCATCAAATGTGGCTGCTGCTCTAGCAAATGCTTCTGGGTTGTACTTAGCAAGACGACCTAAACGTCTGTAGAAATCTTCTTGAGCGCGATAGAATCTAGCCCAGTTTCGTACTGCGAATGAACCTTGAGATCTAATTAAAGGATTATCTACATAAGATAGAACCTGCATAATAGCTCTTTCTTCTGCCGCTTTAGCTAACTCTGTCTTGGCTGCTTTTACACCAGCCTGATAATTAAGAGTTCCTTTTTGAGTACCTTTAGTCCACTCATCAATAAACTTTTGTTCAAATCCAGTACTTCGCATTTCTTTACGAATACGGATTGATTCATATAATGCCATAGGTTGACGAGAGATACGAGCATTGGCAAGACCAAGCCATACCCAACCATTCTTCATTAGGTTGTAAGTACGTTGTGATTCTTCAACAACTGGTACAAGTTCTGGTCCAACATATTCTGCTGGTAGATCCTGAAGATCTATGCCTCTAACATCATCTAAGCTTAATTTACCAGAGATAGTGTAAGTATTTACACCTTTGCCTAAAGGAGCAGATGGATCATACTCGCGAATCTTATCTAAAAGATTTTTGTTTATATCGCCATCGCCTCTTTTGGTAACTAATTCCTTGGCTCTAGTAAGAACTTCCCTAGCATATCTAATATCATCTATATCAAGTTCACTTACAGCAGTTGCTTCGGACTTTAATTGCTTACCCCTTGAACTTTGTAACCAATTACGAAGAATCGTCATTACCTGATCATCAGGTAAATCTGCATTTGCTAAAGCAAGAGAACCTAATTCATCGTTACCGTAAAATCTAAGACGTAATAGATATCCAATTAATGATGCTTCGCTCTTATCGCTAGTAATTGCTCTAGTGCCAAAACCTGCTACATTTGCAGATGCTCTATACTGTTTAGTAGCAGTAGTTAAATCCAGTCTAAGTGGTCTAACGTCAACACCTAAATCTTTAACTAACTGCAATACTGATTCATTATAAGTAGCACCGGTAGCAAAGTTCATACCACCTTCAGATACCTCTGCTAATAGGTTATCTATATTACCGTAAATTATCTGTTCAGTTAGTATCTCTATAGATTCATCATCTATTACTTTAATACCAAACTGGCGTAGGAAAGTATCTATCTTACCCTTAGATAAAGATTCGGCTAGTATTTTTCTGGTTTGACCAGCAACTCCACCCTGGATCTTATCTTCTAGTTTTGCTAT